TTGAAAAAGGTAAAGAGTCAAAACAAAAGTTTGAATCAGTTTCATATGAATTTGATTCAAGTCCAACTGAAATAGTTGAATATCATTTAATGCCAACAAGTCAAAAAAAGACTATTGAAACAGATGAGCTAAAAAAGTTTTGCACATCATGTGGAATGCGAATTAGAAAATCAACTTGGACATTTTGTCCAACATGTGGCGAAAAATTATAAACAATTATGTGGGGCCCTCACCCCACATTTAATTTTTTTTTGTATTTATATATCCGGAATGAATACAATTAAAATGGAACCAAATGGGAAGAAAGAGTAAAACAGATCGAATGTATTTTACATTAGATACACAAAATGCGATTTTGGAATTTAATAAATGTGATGATGTAGTTCAAAGAGAATTATTGTATAGAAACCATATCGAGCCAGCATTTCAAAAATTATCTGAAATTTTAATTCATAGTTTTAAATTTTACTATATAAATCCAACCGTAGATGAAACAATAAATAATGTAATAGCTCATTTATTGGTAAAATTACCAAAATACCAAGAAGATAAAGGAAAAGCATTTTCATATTTTACTATTGTCGCAAGAAACTATTTAATTATTAAAAATCGAAATAGTTATAAGAAACTAAAAGAGAAAAAGGATTTAGACTCTATAAATTATATGGATATTGAAACTACGGAACATAACAATCGCCAACAAGCTGAACGCTTAGATTTTTTCGATCCGTTTATAGAATATTTAGATTTGAATTTAGCAAGTTTATTTCCAAAGAAAAATGATTTTATTATAGCTGATGCAATTTTGGAAATTATTAAACGGCGTGATTCGTTAGATAATTTTAATAAGAAAGCAATTTATATTATGATAAAAGAAATGACTAATGTAAAATCACAACAAATAACAAAAGTTGTTAATTTATTTAAAGATATATATAAGCACGCGTATGAAGATTATTTGAATCACGCACAAATAAGCATGACGAGAAATTATAGGAATATAAATGACAGATTTTAATAGCACTGAACTTTTTCAAGGAAAATCATTTTCTGATCTTCTAAAAGATATTTATACAAATAGAAATGATAAAGAAGAACGAATACAAATTTTAATAGATGAATTAAGACCATTAATTAAGAATTCCACTGACGCGTTATCATTAGTGCCTTTATTAAAGGAATACATGGATGTAGCAGTAAAAAATGATGAACATTTGGTTAAAATGGCTGCAACTGTGCAGCGAGCTATAACTCGCACAACCAGTGATTCAAATGATAATTTAGTTATGTCAGATGATGAATTAAATGAGTTAATGGACGAATATAAGAAAACAGATAAATCAACTATCAAACAATTGAAGAGCACAACGGATAAAGTAGATGAATTTCTAAATGATGAGGAAGAAGATGTCACCTCTTAAAAATCTTAAGAATGAAAATTCACAAAAATTTTACCAAGATAAATTATCAAATAAATCGATATTAGAAGCTGCTGAAGTATTTGATATTATATTAGATTCTTCTCATGATGATTATATAGATGAGAAAAGTATTGGTTTAATTCGATTTAAAAGATTAAAAACAGATTTTAATAGAGAAACAACAAATTTATTTTTTGCTGGACCACTTAATTCACAAATAAAAAATTATCCGATAAAACATGAGATAGTGTTAATTGTAACAGCACCAACACCTCAAACCGGATATATTAATCAAAGTGTTGGATTTTATTATACAGATGTTGTTAATATTTGGAGTTTAAGTAATCATAATGCCTTACCATATTCTACATTTCCTGTAAGTGTTAAACATGAAACAAAAGCTAATATTTATTCGACTTTTAGTGGTATCACTAATATACAAGAAGAAATTGACTTAGGTGATTATTTTGTAGAAAAAGTAAATCGGCCAAATATTACGCCATACGAAGGAGATACAATATTCCAAGGAAGATGGGGGAATACTATTCGCTTTTCAAGCACAAATTTGAAATCGAAAAATCCGTGGTCATTGCAAGGTAATGATGGTGATCCGATAATTATATTACGCTCAGATAAAAAAGATACAACCTCATTATATGTTCAGGAAGATATTAATGAAGATGGAGCTTCTATTTATATATCTGATGGTCAGTTAATCGGGTTAAAACCAGCTTATAACGATTTTAAGTCTTATATAAAACCACCAGTATCTCCTTCATCATATGTTGGCAATCAAGTTGTGCTTAATGCAGGTCGATTATATTTTAATGCAAAACAAGAAAGTGTTTTTATATCAGCAATCAAATCAATTAGTTTAGCCAGCAAAGGAAATGTTAATATTGATTTCAAATCAAAAATGATTATAGGAAATCATAAAACAGCGGAAAAAACAATTTTAGGTGAAACTTTCATGAAAGTGTTAAATTCATTAGTTATACCTTCACCTATGGGACCGTTATCATTTAATACAGCCATATTACCAACTCCAGTTAATGGAAAAACATCGTGGTTACAGGCATATGCCAACGATGGCCTACTTTCCAGTAAAACTTATATCGAATAAACTTCATAAAAATCTTCATTCTAAATATTTATTAGAAATAAATGAGGTCAGTATGAAGAAATCTGAATTATTAGAATATTTCAAAGAATATTTGAATGATGAAGTGCGAAAGATAATTCGCGAAGAAATTAGCACGAATATACGAAAAATAATTCGTGAAGAGTTAGAGATGTCCAAAGGAATTGTTACAGAGATTAAGCGTCCAATAATAAAGAAAAAAGTTCAAAAAAAGGTTATACAGAAAAAAGTTATACAAAAACCAAAAAATGTTGAACGCCAAATATTTTCAAGAGATGCAGTGTTAAATGATATATTAAATGAAACTGCAAGTAATATGACACCGCGAAATCCAATCACTGAAACAGCAATTCATAATAAAATGGGAATGGACGATGAATGGGAAGCAATGGACTTAAAAACATCAATGAATATGAGCCCAACTTTGCAGCCACAAATGTCAACTCAAGCAGCAGTATCTGCAGAAGAAATGGTTCCGGCTGATAAAAAACATGTTGTTGATGCACTACCTGAATTCTTACAAAAAGCATTAACACGGGATTATACTGAATTAATGAAAATGGAACCTAAAAGAGGTAACAATCCATTAAATGGAATGAGATAATGGCTAAGAGAATTCATCCGTTAGATACAAATACTAATGTTGCTGTTGGTTTAGATTTACCATTAGTTTCAAGTGATAATAATTTTTTTAAGTTAAATTATACTACTTTAGATCAAGCAAAAGCTAATTTAAAAAATTTGTTATTAACTGGATTTGGTGAGCGGTATATGATGCCAACATTTGGATGTAATTTAAAGAAATCATTGTTTAACCAAAATAATATTGTAATAACTGAGGTCCGAGATTCAATTGAACTAACAGTCGCTAAATGGATGCCGTATATTATAATTGATAACTTAATAATAAAAGTAGCTGAGTCAAATGAAATGAATGTTTATATACAAATATTTTTTAGTTTATCATTTGATCCAGAAACAACAGATAGCATTGAAATGAATGTGACATCATAGGAGAGTAATGGCAAATTTAACAATTAAAAAAGATGTAAGTTATTTGAACAAGGATTTTGCAGAATTCCGCGAAAGTTTAATAGGTTTTGCACAATCATACTTTTCAGATACATTCAATGATTTCGATCCAGCTGATCCAGCAATGATGTTTATTGAAATGTCTTCATATGTTGGTGATGTTTTATCATATTATGTTGATTCACAATTAAAAGAGATGTTGTTATTACATGCCGAAGAACGAAAAAATGTAGTTCAATTAGCACAGTCTTTAGGATATAAACCAAGACCAACGGTTCCAGCTAAAGTATTGGTTGATGTGTATCAAATTATTCCGTCAACTGGCACAGGCATAAATACTAAACCAGATTGGGATCATGCATTATATGTTGATACTGGAATGCAAATATCATCCGAACAAAATTCAGATATTATATTTAGAACATTAGATGATGTTAATTTTGCATTTTCAAGTTCTATAGATTCAACAGATGTATCAATTTATACTACAGATGGATCTGGCGAGATAGAATATTATTTATTAAAAAAACATGTGCAAGCAGAATCTGGCACACAAAAGGAAGTCACATTTAATTTCAGTTCTCCAGAAAAATATTCTAAAGTTTTACTCACAGATAGTAATATTATTTCAATTGATTCAGTTACTGATTCTGATGGTAATTCATGGTATGAAGTGCCATATTTAGCGCAAGATACTATTTTCAAATCAGTTTCAAATGTAGCTGAAAATGATCCAACATTAGAATTTTATAGATCACAAACACCGTTTTTATTAAAATTATTAAAAGTTCCAAAAAGGTTTATTACCAGATATAGAAGTGACAATCAATTAGAATTACAATTTGGTGCTGGTGTTGTAAATGATAATGACGAAGAAATTACACCAAATCCTGATAATGTCGGATTACAAACACCAACTGGAGTTTCTAAATTAAATTATGCATGGAATATAACTAATTTTATGTATTCAGATACATATGGTCAAGCTCCAAGTAATACCACATTAACCGTAACATATACCGTAGGTGGAGGAATAGGATCTAATGCTGTAGTAAATTCATTATCTAATATAAATGAAGTTGAATTTTCAAGTTATGTATCAAACTTAGATTCTACGGTTGTTGATGCTGTTCGAAATTCATTAGCTGTTAATAATGCAGAAGCAGCAACAGGAGGACGAGATTTTGAAGATGTTGAAGAAATACGAAATAATGCCTTAGCATATTTTGCAGCACAAGATAGAGCAGTGACTAAAGATGATTATATTACCAGAGTTTATTCAATGCCAGCGAAGTTTGGTAGTATATCAAAAGCATATATAGTTCAAGATGATCAACTTAATATGGGTAACGAAAAAATAGCTAATCAACATGCTATGAATTTATATATTCTTACATATGATGCGAACAAAAAATTAATTACTGCTAATACAGCAATAAAGCAAAATTTAATAAATTATATTGATCGTTACAGAATGGTCACTGATTCGATTAATATTAAAGATGCTTATGTGATTAATATAGGTGTTAAATTTGAAATAACGGTTTTAGCTGGATATAATAGTAAAGAAATTGTGGTAAAATGTGTTAATGAATTACGAAATCATTTTAATATAGATAATTGGCAAATCAATGAACCGATCATTAAAGCAGATTTAATTAGAACAATTGCAAATGTAAAAGGAGTTCAATCTGTATTAAAAGTTGATATAGAAAATAAATTTGATTCAACTGCAGGATACAATCCTAATGTTTATGATATACCTACAGCAACAAAAAATGAAATTATATATCCAAGTTTAGACCCAGCAATATTTGAAGTGAAATATCTTGATGCAGACATACAAGGCAGGGTTGTAAGTTGGTAAATTAGGATATAATATGGAAATATGTACATTTTGTAATAAAGAATTTAAAAATAAGTATTCATTAGCTAATCATCTTAGATATGGGTGTTATACTCTCCGTGAGTATAAATTATGTAATAATGAAAATTGTAATAATAC